AGAACTTAGATTGAGAGCCTGTGTGCTCACCGTGGGAATCGCTCCAATCCCAGACACAAACGTCATCGGTCCTCCGAAGTAGATCGGACCCTGGAGGATGGTGCTTCCTGTATTGGTGAGTGTTGCAGGGCCAAAGACAGACAAGGAATGCGTGGAAATCCCACCTGTATTGAAAATAGACGAGGTCAGTATCGAGGAGGCATAGAGGGACCCTGTGCTAAAAGCGAGTGTGCTTGTTGTAAGAGTGCTCAGGTAAATCTGCCCCAATCCAGCAACTGTTGAGGGGAACATAGCAGGGAACACCTCCATCCCATTGATAGAGCTTGTGGTGAGTCCAATCGTGCTCACCGTCTTGAAGCGACCTTCACCAAAGACCTCAAAGTCTGCCTGTGGGTCAAACGCTTTGACTCCCACACGATTGCGAACTCCATCGATTAATAAGGTATTGTTCAGGACGATAGAGGACTCCATTGCCAAGATCTGATTCGTCGAGCGGTAGAACAAGGGAATCGCCTGTGGCAAGATATCCAAGGTGGCCTGTCGATACGGGAATACGGTGTTGGAGGAATAGGCAACCGCATTAGCGTCACCCCAATAGGACGTCCCTGAGTTGGACCACGACTTTCCATCATAACTGTATTGGATCTGTCCGCCATTTCCAACCGCGACCCAGAGCTTTCCGTTCCATGTCGCACACCGTCCCAGGCTTGTAAATCCACCACTCAAGCTGGGGAACCAGTTCTTTCCATCGTAACTGTATTGAAGCGATCCAGACGGGCTCGACGAGCTCCCCGTGGCAACCCAGAGGATCCCATTCCAAGAAACCTTGACTGCTGTAAAATCGGACAACGACTCCGCATTGGTCCAGTTGCTTCCATCCACACTTGTCTGTATGGTTCCTAACGGACTGGAATGACCACCACAGGCGACCCAGATCTGCCCATTCCACGCAACTCCATTTCCATAGAGTTGATCAAATCCACCCGAGGAACTATTCGTCCAGTTGATTCCGTCAGGGCTTGTCTTGATTGTTCCTGTCGCAACTGTACTATCCTCGCCAACAGCGACCCAGAGACGACCATTCCAGGCGATACCATCACCCCGAAAGCTGAACCCATTGGATGGAACCTGATTCCAGTTCAACCCATCAGTACTATACTGAATCGTTTGCGTATTGAATTCTCCATTTCCAACTCCAACCCAGATCCGACCGTTCCACGCAACCGCATATCCGACCCATGTCGCACCCGTATCACTTCCAAACCCGCCTGTGGTCGCCGTCACCCAGTTGACTCCATCAGTACTGGTCCGAATCGTTCCCACCCTTGTCGCATCTTCTCCCACAGCGACCCACCGTGTTCCATTGTAGGCAAGACCATATCCAGCAGACGTAAACAATGTGATTCCTGAGTTTACCCAGTTGATTCCATTACTACTGGTTTTGAGTGCCTCTCCAGGGAACCCAGGTGTTGGAACTCCAAGCGTCATCCATAGATTGTAAGAGGGTGGAGGGACATTCACCTGAGAGATAGACGACGCAATGAGAGAGGACGTATTCAAAGAACGAGCATAGTTGGTGGAGACAGTTGACGGATACCCAGGGAGACCAAACGGAAGTCCATTGATACTGCTGACAAAGAGGCCCAGAGTGCTCAGATTGTTCGCAGTGAGAGAACTCACAACAATGCTTCCCGCACTGAGATTCACTGTGCTAGTCGTGGCTGTGCTAATGTAGATCTGCCCTAATCCAGCAACTGTGGAGACAAGACCAGAGGTGCTGACGTAAGTGAGACCCAACCCAGCCACAGTCGACGTAAGACCAGACGTGCTGACGTAGGTCCGTCCCAATCCAGCCACAGTCGACGGCAAGATCTGAACATAGTTAGCTCCATTGATCGAGGACAAAAACAAAGCTTGAGTGCTCAACGTCTGGAACCGACCTGTTCCGCCCACATCCAAATCAACACCAGGACTGTTACAGTTGATGCCCACACGCTTGACCTGTCCATCCACCAACAAGGTCGTATTGAACACAAGCGACGAGGGCTGCGCAAAGATCTGATTGGTTGACGTCAAGAAGAGAGGGATGTTCTGCGAAAGCACTCTCAGGTTAAGCTGGGAGTAGCCAGGCGTAAGATTGGAACTGAACGCAACCCCCACACCTCCTGTGGCAAATCCACCTGTGGTCGCAGGCGTCCAGACACTGCCATCGAAACTTCTCTGAAGACTCTCCGCTGCTGATCCACCTGTTCCCGTCGCAATCCAATACGATCCATTCCAGGCAATCCCATAGCCATCACCACTAAATCCACCTGTGGTCGCATCCGACCAGTTACTTCCATCTGTGCTTGTCTGGATGCTCTTCGCAGACACGTTGTCATCGCCCACAGCCACCCACAGACGACCATTCCACGCCACATTGGTTCCCGCAGAGATAAATCCACCTGTAGCGATGTTGGACCAGTTCTGTCCATCACGACTGGTCTGGATACTCGCAGTCCGCGTCACATCATCACCAACTGCTACCCACAACGATCCATTCCACGCCACACCCCGTCCTCCCGCTGAGAAGCCTCCAGTGGTCGCAACGCTCCACGTCAGACCATCTACACTCGTCTGGATCGACGCCGCGGTACTCGCACCCTGACCGACTGCGATCCACACAGATCCATTCCACGCAATCCCAAGACCCTGGGTGGAAAATCCACCCGACGCAATGCCAGTCCAGTTCCTTCCATCACGACTGGTCTGGATGCTGGTTAACAGAGCTCCGCCATTGTTGCCCACTGCGATCCACAGAGATCCGTTCCAGGCGACTGCGCTGCCTCCACTGCTGAATCCACCCGACGACGCATTGGACCAGTTCCGCCCATCCAAGCTGAACTGGATGCTGCCTGTGGTGCCTCCATTGTTGCCCACAGCAACCCAGATGGATCCATTGTAAGCAACACTCTTTCCAGCAAGAGAGAATCCACCCGCGGTGGAGTTCGACCAGTTGCTTCCATCTCCACTAAACTGGATGCTATTGGGCGTTGTCGCTCCATAGCCGACAGCAACCCAGAGATTTGAAGCAGAGGGGGTAATCGTCGCAGTGTTCATCGAGGAAACAATGAGATTCGCAGTAAAGAAGGTGGAAGCAAAGGAGGTCGACACAGTGGAGAAGTTGTAAGGAGGGATGTACAAGGCTGTAGAGAACGAGGAGATCGCATCGTTGATCGTTGTAATCGTAGGACCTGTATTCGCCACTGTCACGATTCCCGTTCCACCTCCAGGCGTCACAGAAATGTTACACCCTGCGACAATCTGCGTGACAGCACCACCCCCACCGCCACTGCCTCCGCCCCCCACAAAGGATCCGTTCACCAAAAGGCTACCACTGCTCACCGTGAAAAAGTTCACAGCATTTGTGTAAACATCTAACAAGTTCAAACTGGACGCAAACACATTGCCTGTGCTATACGAAAACGCTTGCGGGGAGCTCAGATAGCCAGAGGTTCCCAACCCACGAACCGTAGAGGTCAGTTGTGAGCTGGAGATATAGTTTGCTGTCCCCAACCCTCTCACAGTAGAGACAAGCGAGGGTGTGCTGACGAAGGTTGCTCCCAGAGTCGCCACTGTAGAGGCCAGTTGCGAGGAGGAGATATACCCCGCGGTTCCAAGACCCGCAACACTTGACAGCAGCTGTGATGAAGAGAGATACGAAGCACTGCCAAGTCCAGCAACTGTAGAGAGAAGCTGTACAGAAGAGACATACCCTGCGGATCCCAAGCCTTCCACAGTCGACACAAGATTGGCTTTCGTCACATCTCCAGACGCAGCACTGGAGATATACCCAGCGGTTCCCAAGCCTTGAACGGTAGACGCCAACTGGGAGGATCCAATCACGCCACCCGCTCCAGTCGAGATATAGCCCAAGGTTCCCAACCCAACCGTCGTGCTTGTCATATCAAGATAGACTTCATCAATCGTATCATTAAACTGATCAATCGTCACACGAGCGTTGATAAGACCTGAAAGAAGGTAAAAGTTCGCACCTGTGGACATCGCCAACGCATCAATACTGCTCACCACCGAGGAGAAGGAAAATCCTGTGGTCGAAGAAAAATACGCAATCGTTGAGTTGAACACATCCAACGGTGTATAGAGACTGCTGACAGTACTCATTGTGCTGGGATACGCTCCATACGCAGTCGCACTGATATCCAAATAGCCTTTGCTTGTAAACGTGCTAATCGTAAAATAAATCGAGTTTGTTGTTACATTTGTACTGAGTTGAATATCATTGTAACCGATGTAGCGGACCAGGGTAGACGGTGACGTTGCTGTGATGTAGGTACCATCCCACGCTTGTACACTGGAGGTAATCGTAGACGCAGCTTCCGTGACTTTGATTTGATTGAAGCCATAGATGCCTGTGCTGAGCGTATAGGCGTTGCTCGCAGGACCCACGATGAACAGAGTATTTGTCGCAGGATCTCCGCGCAGCGTAATGCCGTTTTGACCTGCGATGGACAACGAAGGGTCCAGAACATTGGAGCGGAACGCATAGAGTGAGTTCTCTCCACTAATATCAATCTCACTGAAAGCTTTCGCATAGAGATAGGTTGTATTGGATCCAGGATCCCCATTGGCCATCCCCATGTTCTCACCCGCCAACAAGCGGAAGGTGTTGAAGGAGAGATCTGCCGTATAGGTCCCTGCTGAAGTTACGATCTGGTTGAAGGAGGGATTGAGCCCCAGTGTGCTCGGGATCGCCCAATAGGACCCTCCTTGGCCGTCTGCGGTCAGAACCCGAAGGGCGGGAATGTTGGAGTTCCCTGGGTCCTTTGCGAACACCGTCCGCAAAGTGATCACGTCGGTATCGTAAGTCCGCCGACTTGATGCCATCTCTATTCAGTTACGGAAGATTCTGAATGGACAAAAACACCGAGTTCGTAGATCCAAACTGAAGTTCAAGATTCGAAGTTGTAAATCCAGGAGTCAGATTGGACGTTACACTCTCAGGAAGACTGTGGACAATGCGATACGGGTTCGCAAAGTTTCCAACCAAAGCAGATCCAGGAATCTGGAGGTGAATCGACTGCTGATACAGATTACCATACCCTGCGGTTTTGTTGTTCGCAAACACCCAGTTTGTCGCAAACGGCGAAACATAGGAGTTTCCGTAGGCCAACATCGTGCTCATTGGCGTCAAGAGATAAGAGGTTGCCCCCGTATTCAAACTGGGGAAAACCATAGTGGGATACAGCTCAAGATTCACTCGTGAGTTCGGTAAAATATAGTTGGAAAAGAGAGCTAACGGGATGGTCGCACTGGAAAAAAAGAGATTGCGTCCTGTGGTCGGATTCGGATACACGACAGGTGTGACAGTACCATTTGTTCCCTGGTAGGTTAAGCTCGACAAAACAAACGTACTTAAGAAAACAATAGAGGTCGCAGAAGACACAATCGCTGTCCCTCCCAAAATGTTAAAGTTTCCTCCATTGTCAATGTAATAGGTCGCACGGATATTTGTACTGATTCCAACAACTGTGCTCACGAGAGCTCCCGTACTGACATAGGTAGCAGGATCTGTGAGTCCTGCGACAGTGCTTGTCAGCTGCGCAGTAGAAATATATCCAAGCGTTCCTAAACTGCTGACTGTGCTTGTAAGCTGAAGAGGTGTAATAAACTGAGGAACAAGACTGCTATAAAACGTACTAAAGAGAAGGGTGGACGCAGCATTCACTGTGCTTAGAAGTGTAGCCGATGAAATATATCCAATGGAGCCAAGGCCTTTCACTGTGCTTGTCAGTTGAGGGAGAGCGAAGAGTCCAGCCGTCGTACTCACTAAGGCGCCTGTGCTGACATATCTCGATGGATCAATAAACCAATCGGTTGTACTGACAAGACTTTGGGTGCTCACGTAGGTTGCTGATCCAAGTCCTTGAACTGTACTTGTAAGCTGAGATGTACTGAGATACTGAGAGGTTCCAAGACCCTCTACAGTACTTACTAACTGTGACGTGTAGACGCCCGATGAAATATAGGCTTGGCCCAACACGGTTGAGAGAGAGGACAGTCCGATCACTAAGCTACTTACAACAGTAGACAGTGAACTTACGTTGCTTTGGAGACTATCGAGTGTACTGGGCAAATACCCAACTCCAGGACCAATCGTGCTCAGATTGGTATAAGGATTCATCCACACCAGTCCACCTATCCCATCCGTAGTGACAACGAAGTTTGTAGAAATCGGAAGGTTTGTATCAGGATCTACTGCAAACAATGTTCGCAGGATTAGAAGATCTGTATCATAGGACCGTCTGAGTGTTGTATTCAGATTCATACGGCGGCTCTCTATCTGGTGAGGAAGAGATTCCTATCTCTTGAATGCGGCATCGCCCTCCGCATTCTCTCCTGCCCTAAGGTAGAATGACGGCGGGCGGAGGTCTCCTTCAACTTGTCGCACGAGGAAAACAGGATGTGTTCCTGACAGGAAATCCGCAGATTACCTGGTTCAAAATGGTCTATCGGCGCTACACGAACTTTGCCTTGGAAAGTATGCCTATGTATTTTGATGGCGACCCTGACTTTGGGAAACGTCTGACGTGTCTGATCCCTCGCCGTGGAGACTTACTCGGCCCCATTTTTCTGGAAGTCACACTTCCAGCTCTCACTCTTGCGGGGACCACGGATCCGGTTTCCTACGTAAATGCGATTGGACACGCTCTCATTGAAGAGATTAGCATTGACATCGGTGAGCAGGAGATTGATAAGCAGACAGGTGAATGGATGGAAATCTGGTCCAACCTCACGACATCTGAAGATCAGAAGTTTGGATTTTACAATATGATCGGCAAAGTGGATGGATTCCAGCCTCCTACACTCTATGGTCCTCTCAAGCTGTACATTCCTATTCGCTTCTGGTTTTGTAAAAACCCCGGGCTGTTCCTTCCTCTCCTTGCTCTCCAGTACCACCCTATCCGCATTAATATCACATTGAAGCCTCTTCAGCAACTCTTTTATACCACACAACTTACTACAAACTGTGATACCACAACGGTGAACCCTGTCAAGATCACGAATATGCAGCTCTGGGGTGATTATGTCTACCTGGACATTGAAGAGCGCCGTCGGTTTGTCAGCAACGCCCACGAATATCTGATTGAGCAAGTCCAGTACACTCCGAGTATCGGACTCCCCGAAGCAGCGTCGCAGTTCCAATGCCGTGTGGAGTTCAATCACCCTATCCGCGAGTTTATCTTTGTCCTTCAGCGTAACATTATGACGAGCTATCACGAGTGGTTCAACTACAGCAGCTTACCGATCTCCGAAATCGGTGTCCGACGGGATCTATTGAGCCGTGCCTACCTTACCTTGGATGGTCAGGATCGCTTTGAAGAACGAGATGCTGGGTATTTCCGCTTGGTCCAGCCTTGGCAGCGTCACACAGTGATTCCGAACGATGATTTTATCTATGTCTACAGTTTCGCCTTACGACCTGAAGATCTCCAGCCCACAGGATCGATGAATGCGAGCCGCATCGACAGCATTGTCTGGCAACTCACAACGGATCAGACACCAGACACACGGACCAACTGCCCTACCGACGCTGGACGCAGCAACTGCCCCACTGTTGCTGCTCGTGGAAACTGTGTCACACGCATCTATGCAACGAACCACAATGTTCTCCGCGTGGTAGATGGATTTGGAGGACTCCTCTTCACCATCTAAGAGGAAAAATCTCCTACCAGCAAAGAACCTCCCTCACTAGCAATGAGCGCAGACTCCGAACCCAAATTCATTCCAGAGCCATCTCAAGGAGAGTACTGGAATGGATATATGCTTGATTTCCTTTTCTACAAAATCCTTGCTGTCTTCCCGTTAACAGGATTCTTTGGCCTGGATCACTTAGCTCTCCGATCACCTGGTACGGCGACCCTCAAGTTTTTCGTCAATCTCTTCACATGGGGCGCTTGGTATTTCTATGACGTACTTCAGGTGCTCTTTGATGAAACGAGTGTCGCAAAGTATGGGATGTCAACTCCCTATGGACCCAGGGGACATGGCTATAAGTTTTTCAAAGATGTGACAGCAGACAATCTCAATGAGTTTCCCAAACCCTCTCCTCAGAATGGGGGCTTTGTCAGCACCATTTTGTTCATCTTCTATGCGATGTCTTGTCTCTATTTCTCCTTCATGGGTCTGCCCTCTTTCTTTGCGGGTGACTATATGGGAGGCATCATGAAGATTCTCTCGTTAGCGTTAATTGTCACCTTCCCTGTTTACTTCCTCACAGGAGTCTTTGAATATTTCAATGCGGGAAGTTTAGAACTCAAAGGAGTCAAGCGCACGTGGCCTTTCATCCCAGGACTCATGGCGTTCTTGATGCACGACCCGAACTATACCTATCCCGCTGTGAACTTGTTGCCCAAGGAAGAAGCCGAGAAACAGCTCGTTGCGTACCAACAAATCGCAGATGACTATCACAAGGAACAGGAAGGACGAAAGACACCCTTCTCACGGGCGTGGGAAGCAGTGTACCATTTGCCTGATCCTTGGTTGGGAGTCGGGAAACTCGCAGGAGCAGGAGCAGATGCTGTTGAAGCAGGGGCCAAAGTGACAAGTGTCACAGCAAATGCCTTGAGTAAAGTCGCAGCTGAGAATCCTGCGGCTCTCATTCCTGGCGCGGCGGCTGCTGCGCCTCCTCCGCCCCCTCAACCTCCTCAAACGGGGGGTGGCATCCGAGGTCCCGAAGGCCTTGCGCTTGATACGATTGTGATGAGCGGAATGGCCTTCTTAGCCATCGGAGGACTTGCCGCGGCCCTCTTCCGGAAAATGACTGTCCCTACAAGAACAGATGAGCCAAAGCACCCCCGATCCTCTCCCGAAAGGGATGATGCCCCTCCTGAACCAAACACAGTTTGAAGTCCTGTTAGGACGTGCTCCCAGTGAGGACCCTGTCCCCTCTCTTGCGGTTGTCTATTTCACGGCTTCTTGGTGTAAGGCATGTAAGCGGTTAGATCTGGATGCGATCATCACCTCGTTGCCCGAGGCCACTTGGTTCAAATGTGACATTGACCAGAATGATTATACGGCAGGATATTGTGGGATTCGCTCCATTCCCACTTTTTTAGTGATTCAAGACAAGAAAGTCGTGTCCCAGCTGGGAGACTCTCGGACTGAAAAAGTGGTTGAGTGGACACAACGATTTTGCTGAGGGAAAACAGATGAACGCTAGCGTTCTGATTCTTGGAGCGGGACTCGCTGGGCTTCGGTGTGGCATTGAACTGCTTCGCAAAAGACCCTCTCTCCAAGTTGTGATCCTGGAAAAATATGCGTATACTGGAGGTCGTGTTGTGACCTACCACAAGACGCTGGAGACCCTTCCTTGTACGAAACTCCAATGGGAAAATGGCGCAGGTCGCATTCATTTGTCTCATACAAAGGTCTTGGCTCTTCTTCGCAAGTACAAGCTCACCCAGATTCCGATTGGAGACGAGATCATGCTGGAGGAAAACGGAGTCCTCTCTCCCAACCTGTTTACGGATGCGTCTCGGGCTGTCTTTGCGCAACTGGAACGCTTACCTCCGTCTGTTCTCGGGACACACTCACTCCGAGAGATTTTAGACTCAACGATTGGAACCGAAGAAACGGAGAGACTTGTGCTCCAGTTTCCCTATCGGGCAGAAGTCGACACACTTCGGGCAGATCTGGGTCTTCGCGCCTTCCTGGATGAAATGGGAACCTACACAGGGTATGTCGTTGTCAAAGAGGGTCTTTCTGCTCTGATCCAGGGAATGCGTCAAGAGTTTGAGGCGCTCGGAGGAACTCTCCTTCACTCCCATACCGTCAAAGACATTGTGAAGAGTCCTACAGGCCTCTCTGTTCTTTGTGAGACACCGTCTGGACCTGTGCTCTGGGACGCTCCGACTGTGATTTGTGCCCTCCATCGCGATGCGATGGCCGAGATTCCATTCTTCCAGTCGTGGAAGACTCTCACGCGGTTGAAAATGGAACCCTTGCTCCGAACGTATGCTGTCTTTCCTGTCAAGAATGGAACGTCATGGTTTGCGGATATTCCCAAGGTGGTGAATAAAGGCCCCATCCGGTTCTTCTTGCCGATGAATCCTGCCTGTGGAACGGTGATGATTTCCTATACAGAAAGCCAAGACGCAAGAGCGATGATGCGTCGGATAGACAAAGACGGTGAAGAGGCAACAGGAAAGTGGATCGTGAACCAGGTTCGGCAGATGTTTCCTGATCGCACCATTCCAGAGGCTCTTTTTTTCAAATCCCATCCCTGGACCTCAGGATGTACCTATTGGCTTCCCGGACCCTATGATCCGCAGGAAGAATCTACAAAAAGTTTGAAACCGTTTCCGGATCTGGAAGTCTATTGCTGTGGGGAAAGCTTTTGCTTACGACAGGCCTGGATGGAAGGCGCATTGGAACAAGCCGATCTCTTGCTCCGCACTTACTTCTGAGTCTCCTCCTCCTTCTTCGTGTAATAGACGTGCCGCAACCCATACCGTCGCTGACACTTCTCCAGGAAGAGTTGGCAATCCCGACACGGAGCAGAGTTTCCAAAGGTCTTTTCCTCTGTCATACGATTTTGATGAATCCGCATGACATAGAGATCACACTCCTTCAGTTGACTCACATCTCCCAACTCCTTCACAACATTGCGCTCTGCGTGAATGGTATAGTTGGAGAATCCACATCCCTGGGATCTGGATCCCACACGATTCGACGCAATCCGCAGAATCTTTCCACGCTTCACAAGCATCGCAACATGGAAGCTTGTGACTTCACTCTGACGCATCCTCATCGTATTGGGATCCTCCAGAAAGCGCTCCAGAAGCGAATAGTCACTGGTCCGGACAGGCCGAGCCATTTTGAGCGAGATAGGTGTACACCCTCCCTGGACCTGGTGCGGTTCAAATTTTCGCAGCTCCAACTAGAACACAATGAGCGGCACGATTACTCTTGATGGAAAGACCTATGAGATTACCCTCAAGGAAGTGACCAACTCCAAGAACATGGGTGTCTCGAAGAACATGGGTGTCAAGCAGGAGGACAATCTGCTTCCTCCGATCGAGCAGACCGGTGGGAAGAAGAAGACTCGGAAGCTCAGCCCGTACATGAAGTTTGCCCAGAAGGCCCGTCAGGAGATTCTCAAGGAGAACCCCTCCCTGAAGTCTGACATTCCGGGTATGGGCAGGGCTATCGGTGCCAAGTGGCGCGCCCTCTCCGAGGCCGAGAAGGCCAAGTATTAACGGATGCTCTGTGTTGCTAACGCATCCGCACGATGATTTCCATCATACGGAAAGGCTGTAGACGCCTGATGTCCCCTTACGTGACGTAAAGAGACACGAGGCATCCTTGTGAGACGTTCGTGAAGCGGCTTGATCAGATCCAGATTCTGAATCAGTCCTCCATCCCGTTTCTTCCAGTTGCTCGCTCTCCATCCCTTGGCCCACTTTGTCAGACAGTTGATGCTGTATTCCGAATCCGACCAGACACAGAACTCCGTGTAGTCCTTGCTCCACTCCGGGCCAAACCGATCAATCAGATCCAACGCAGCCTGAATCGCCCGAAGTTCTGCTCGGTTATTCGTCTGAGGCTCAGTGGGAAGCAGAGGCTGACTGAGATCCAAGGAAGGGTTGAAATACACATGGACTCCAAACCCTCCTTTGGCTCCCCGCTTTCCATTCTCTGAACAGGCCCCGTCAGTAAACAGATGAAACGGCTTGGACGCTGGTGACACAGAGGGAGAGGGAGGGGGAGACGGAACGAACTCGGGTTGGACTCGCATGAGATGCGCCCGGGGAACTGTTCCCACCATGGGCTCCAGGACGATCTCAGGAACAACCTTCGGGGCCTCCGGTTTGAAGTATTTGTCCAGAAAACCTTTCACCGACATTCTAGAGATGGACGTTCATTTGTTGTTAAGCCTTTTCCACATTTTTGCGGTCGTTCCCTTTTTCTTGTATATCGCTCTGAATCGTGCGTCTACGACGGAAACCGTCTATCGCGTTGCGTTTGTCATCGGTCTTGTCATCACATTGTACCACGCCTACAAGGCCTTCCTCAAGTGGAAGGCGGGGTCTCAGAGCTTGTGGGTGAACCTCATTCATATGCTCTTTATCGGACCTCTCCTCATCTATATTGGATACTCCCAAGATCAGACTCCTCGTGCTGGATATGAACTCTTAGCCCTCGCAGGATTTGGTGCTCTTGGATATCATATCTATCACCTCATTGTTTCACTGAATGTGATTGAAAAAAAGGACTAATCAGCAGTGGACTACGATCTTAGGCAAACAAATCGTGAAACTGATGCGTTTCAATCATCTTCGCGATATGATAGTGGAACGCTGAGGAACTATTATAGCTCGTCTGGCAGCAGAGACACCTCAGTGTCTTCTTTCCATCACAATCACACGTCTGAAGACACCGTGTGACTGTGTCAGCGTAATGCTTCCGAGCCTTGTGAATCTCCAGATTTCCCCGCGTGAGAGACTCATAGTCGCACCCAGGGTGATCACATTGAAACATCTCAATCGTCTGATTGGGTTGTGGATGCCGAGACGCAAGATGGGTCTCCAGCGCAATCTTATGAAGGAAACTGTTTCCACAGTGCTTACACACGTGAGAACAGTCATTGGTGTGCTTCTTCTTCAAATGATAGTGGAGGGTGGAAGGATTGCCATTCGGATGCGCAGTGGTCGGCTTCGGCTTGAAGTCGCAGAGATGACACATCAGGTGACCATTCGGATCACGCTTGTAGCTAATCACTTCCTTCTTCGCAAGAGTCGCCATGGGAGATTCGTGGGGGGGTTTGCCGTCCCTATGCGCCGCCCCGGGTTCAAATTTTGCGCCCAGCCTACGCCTAAACCGCAGAGGATACCAGTTTCAGAATGCCAACAGACGACGTCTTCATCTTCACAGAAGTTGTTTTCTGCGGACTCATCGGAAGAGTTGCGCTTCAGACCTTTCACAAGAAACACAATCGCAAGGTCCACATTTTTGGACGCAAGGAAGACTTTGAGCAACTGGAAGAACATCCGAACAACATCTACCACCCCTTGGATGATGACACAGAGATCTTGAATGCGTTTCAAGGAGGTCACAGAGGGACTTCCAAAGTCTGGACCAAGGCGATTCTAGAGTGTAAGGAACAGTATCTGATTCATTTTGACAGTGATGTCGTGTTCCGAGGTCCTGCTGTTGATCTCCTCTGTAAGCATCTCGGCGACTTTGATCTGGTCGGTCCGATCCGTCCCTATCCCAACAATCCGAACAAACGAGATGATGTTCGCTTTCTTCCTGATGTTGTGAGTACCTATTGCTTTGGATTTAACAAGGCTCTGATTCCCATCAAAGAGAAGCATCTTCTGGAGCGGTTTGTTGAAAATAGTCTTGATATGGAGGTCATTACAGAGACACGCTCCAAGTACCCCTGGTACCAGTATGTTCCAACGATTGACTATTTTGATCCTATTACGTTTGTGATGCTTCAGAATCAAGCAAAGATTGGAATCCTTGACAATGAGACGATGGGTGGCTTCGCACAAGATGGATCCAAGAAAAACTCATACGGAGACCTGAACAAGGACTGTGATTTTGGTCACACGATTGTCCATTTTGCGTCAGTTGGAAGTGGGTTGAACTTCCTTCAGAAAAAGAATCAAGGGATTCCGATTCAGGTTCCCCAATGGTATGTGGACTATGCGCTTGGTAAGTTAGATCTCTATCTTCGCTTGTTCTACAAACGGAACTTCCTTCCCGATGAGACGAGCAGCTTTCTCCGAAGCGAACCGATCATGCGAAAGGCCTTTCAAGAGGACGGGCTCATCTAAGGACTTCGTGTCTACACTCTCTAATGTACATTCTTACCTTGGCCATTGGCGCAGATTACAAGAGGAACTTGGAGAAGGCGCTTCTCTCCAAGAAGACCTACGCAGAGAAACACGGATATACCTACATCCAGGGGGACGAAGGAGACTGGGATCGTGAACGTCCCATCTCGTGGTCCAAGGTTCCCTTTCTGCTCAAGCATCTGAAGAGCATTCCTGAAGGTGCCTTGGTCTGGCTGAGTGACGCAGACGTCTATATCACAAATCAAGAGAAAACGCTGGAAGAGCACGTTGTGCCCCTGTTACCAGCTGACAAACAGATGCTCATGACGTTTGATTCGTGTGGACACGTCAACGCTGGAAATATTCTGATGCGAAATACGGCGTGGATCCGAGATTTCTGGGCTCGTGTCTATCAGCAGACAGATGTCCTCTATCACATCTGGTGGGAGAATGCTGGGATCCTCAAGCTGATGGAGGCCAATGAATCAGATCGGAATCAGATTGAGATTACAAACGACTGCCGTCGGTTCAATGCGTATCTCATGGGACTCCCGAATGCGCCTCTCTGGGAACAGGGAGATTTCCTCGTTCATTTCGCAGGGGTCTACGATGCGAAGAAAATGAAGGAGTGTATGGAGGAGATGGATGCTGGGAAGACTCCCCGCCTTCCGATGTTTTAAAATCTTTGCCTTGACTATAGAATGGACACTCGTAAGAACACCATGACTGGCGGCGGCAAGATGATGGCGGTTGGCACCAAGGCGCAGGTCTGGCACGGAACGGCCAAGCACACTTCCGGTGGGCTGAAGAAGAAGGATCTGATGAAGACCCGCAAGGGCCGCATCGTTTCCAAGAAGAAGCACGCCGCGGGTCAGAAGGCCCTCAAGCAGCTCAAGAAGGCTGGATATGTCGCCAAGAAGGGCACCTTCAAGTTGTTCAAGAAGCAGTAAACTCTTTAAGACGCAGGAAGCTCTTGAACACCACGGAAAATTTGAGTTCCTTTCGGCTCGATCTCCCAGCAGAAATGAATTCCACTCCGTGTACAGTGTGTCAAGAACAAGGACACTCCGAGCGTCGTTGCCCTACCCTGTATGCTCCTCTCAAACCTGGATTCTATGCGCCTCCCGGTGGAGTTCAACGTGGAGGCGATGAGGAGGATGAAAAATTGAAGCCGCAGTCCCTGGGTACACCTGTACCTCCCAAATGTCGACTCCTACCTTTCAGATCGGTGACGTTGTGACCTACGAGACTCTGGATACTGAGTATTACAGTCGCGGCTACGGAATCAATCTGGAAACAAAGGCCTCTACAATCGTCGCCATCCGCTATGTGATGGCCAATGGCGACGAGATGGATCCGAAGAAGCTTGTCTTGGTGAAAGCAGCAGAGTCTAAATCGGAACAGCCCAAGAAGGACTAGAATGGACCTCCAGGCCGAATACAAAGACTTCTTTGAAGGACTAGGGGACTGTGCTGCGTTCACCTATAAGTTCTTTGATCTCTTCCGTGTCAATCTTGGGAACGGAGAGGATGACAAAGGAAACAAGATGATCAAAGGACTCCACTGGGGAAAAGACACCTCAGATGAGACTCTCACCGATGAACAGTTAAAAGAACTCAAATCCTATCTGAAACAAGCCAAATCGTGGATCCGCAAGGATCAACAGAAAGCGAGTGCGTCGGAATGCCGTCGCCGAATGGTCTTTTTTGTCCAGAAACTTCTGGAGTTCGGAGCCTTCACTCGAGGAGAACGCCGTGAGATCATTCTCTGGATGGACAATCTGAACTTCTTGGTGGGTGTCAAGCTAGATCAAGATGACTGAGTCTAAAGCTGGACAGGGTCAGTGTCTAGAATGAAAGAGTATGGATCACGGAAAGAGATGCTTGCGGATCTGGTTCCCCAAGGATCTGTTCTCGCAGAAATCGGTGTGTTTACGGGAGACTTCTCCGACTGGATAGTGAAGACACTGAAGCCGAAGAAGCTCTATTGTATTGATCCGTATCACTCCACCATCGGGGTGATGGGAAGTGGAAATGAGAACGGCTACGGAATGGAGTTCTTTGATCTTGAGCTTCTCTATGGATTTGTCAAGCATCGCTTTCTAGACCATCCCGAAGTGGAGCTCCGCAGAGAGTTCAGTGGACCCTTTTTCAAAGGACTGAACGATGGAACGTTGGATGCTGTCTACATTGATGGAGATCACTCTCTCGAAGGCGTAACAGAAGATCTGAATGCCGCTCGGTTTGCTGTCAAGGAAGGGGGGTGGATTTTCGGCCACGATTACGCCTTGGATCCTGAGAAGGGAAATCCTGAGATCAAACACGTTGTCAAAGAAGCTGTGGACGCGTTCTGTGCTGCGCATGGCCTCACCGTCACCTCCATTGCGAAGGATGGACTTCATAGTTTTGCGATCCGAAACACAAACAAGTACAAGATCTGCCTCGTGAGTGTTTCTGATCGCCCCGTGTTGTATTCTAAAACATTTCCTCTGCTGGAATCCTATGCGGCAACCCACGGATATGACATTCGCCTTCATACGGATGTCCTCTCCAAAGAGCGCCACCCGTCGTGGAGCAAGATTCCTGCTCTTACACTTGCTCTTCAAGAAAAGACCTATGATTACGTGGTCTGGATGGATGATGACATTGTCATCACAAATCCTGAGATCCCTCTTGCTTCTTTCATAGACAAGTATGGGTTCCGCACCTCTTCCTCATCTCTCATGGTCAGCAGCGATATGCCCAATGAGCCCAGCACATCTATGAACTGTGGAATCCTCTTTGTCAAAGCCAATGAACATACACGCAAGATCCTGGACGCTGCTTGGAACTATGGCGATATGAATCCCATCTTAAAACAGAACCTTTCGTGGGAGCAGGAAGCGTTCAACTTCTTATATCGGTATGTGATGCGAGACCAGTTTCTCATCATCCCCCTCCCCAACTTCCAAGCAACGGGGCGATTCCAATCCAATCCAACTGTCACGTGGAGACCTGGTATGTTCTCTGTTCATCTGAACAATGGTCCTCTTCCCATCAAACTCCAGACGATTGATCTTCTCAAGAAACTGGGTCTATTTGGCTGACGCAATCCGGTCAGCAAGTTCCCGTAAAAAACTCGCCGCTTCCGTCATATCAAAGGGTTCCGCAGGAGGTTCCCCCTCCGCGATATCATACCAATACAAATGACCTGACCGATCTGGTTCTCCAATGGAAGACCACACCAGTCCAGCCTTCGCAGCCCGTAACTCAGGAAGAATCGATGTCAGATTAAACTGAGAGAGTTTTGCAGATCCCATCCGTGGCATTAAGACATCCTCAATCTTGTGTTTGTCAACCCCACCTGAAAAGAAGATACAATCCCATTGCTGCTGTGGCTTGGAGGACCCAAACCCCACAAAGGTAGACTCGGGGGTATGAAGCTTCGAGAGCACAGCAGGAGTGGGTTCCTCTCCAATCCACACAACACGCACAGGCTTTGTCGCATTTGTGATATAGGTAAGGCACAGCCGAAGATCTAATGCGTCACGGACTTTGAAGACCGCATCCCACTCCAAGGGAGACGCCCATCGTGGAATCTGCTTTCGCCCATCCGCAAGGACCAAGACACGCCGTCCCCGTCCTAACAGTTCTTGCTCCACCACATGAAGACGATTCGGGATCAGATGTTCATCTCCCACAATCCAAATTGTTCTGCCTTTGAGAGAGCTTCCGAAGCCCTCGACACGCACAATATCCATTCTATACAGACTCCCTTCGTTCAAGTGTCGCCGTTTTCCGCAGTGGACTTACGATCAGAACAGATAGCACTCACACACGCGAGTTGTTCAGGAGTATACGATGCCCGTTCAGGCATCATACAGAGACTTCCTGGAAGCAACGGTTGCCCAGGATAGCAAATCACAGCACCCTTGTTCGTAAGAACATAGTCCTCATCCGTATGATAAAAGATATGAAGATCCAGCGCACGTTTTCCTGCTTCCTCCAGCAAATACGCAAAGGTCGCCCCGTCTTTCGCGTGAATCAGACGACGACGACTTGCCGCGAGCCACTCCAGGCTAATCCGATACTCAGGCTTATCGTGTCCTAACCAAAGACTCTTCTCGGTATACCAGACATCCACTTCTACCGCCAAGCCTTGAATCTCACGTTGAATCAAGACACCCAAGTTATTCTCCAACTCTTTTGCGGTTGTATTCATGATCCCCCGATGACAAATATGCTGCGCAACAGGAACAGCAAAAAAGTCCTCCCGTTCACTCTCCAGCATCTTGTAGGATCCTCTCCCAACCCGCCATTCACGAATCCGAATCTCTCCAAACACACATTCTGACCAGCGAAGCACCTCTTGTTCCAAGGCAACAAGCTGTTCCTCAGACGGCTGCTTCACCCATCGCAGAACAGTCGCGTGAAGAATATCATTGACGTAAGGAATACGACAAGGAAGTTTCTGACGTAAGAGTGTCATTCGTAGAGTATCCCGAAGACGCTGAATCTCCTCTTCCTCCACTGAATACCCCGCAAGAGCTAATCCTGTGGGGGTCCAGACAAGCCCTTTGTACGTAATCCAAGGCGCAAGATTCGCTTCTGCGAGTGTATGCGCAACAAGCGTCATTCCCTCCAGCTGCGCGTCTTCCGAAAAAGGTTCCGCATCAAACTTCACGTATTGAAGCAACGTCTGATGAAGAAGTCCGTCTGACGCAGTGGGAACGGGAGAATAGACACACGCGGAGGATCCAAGGAGAGTCCGCAGACGACGGAGAAGACGCTGAAAGGACGGCTGGAGTCTCCAATCACCGAGAGCATAGACAGCAGAACATCTTCCATCTCCCAAGTTGGGATTCACACGAGGGGGTGTCTTGGACCAGACGTTTCGCTTGTTCATTTCGTCATATCTCGCTTCCATCTTCCTTAAGGAACTCACGGCGGAATCTCTCTAAGTCTTCGGGGACTCCTAACCCCCACATTCCCGAACATAACTTGACACGAACAGACTGACCATCCGCAATGGACTCGTTATACACAGGGCAAACATAGAACTCACGATTCACACGGATATTCTTCGCAATCATTTGTTTGGCATAGCGCACAAAGTCACACCCACGAGACCACCCATAGAGCCCCACTGTCGCATACGGAGAGATCCATTTCTTTTCTTGAACTTCCGTGACAAGCCCATCAGGATTCACCTTCGCATACGACCACTTCAGATCAGAGGAATCGGGTTGGTAAAACGTTAGAATCTGTCCTTGATACTCAGGGTTCAACAGACATTTGTAAAAGACATCGGGATTCCACTCCAGATACTGATCCGAGTTGATGATTAAGAGAGGATCTTGGTTATTCACCTCCGATTCCGCAAGGAGCACAGAACACGCTGCGCCTTCTGTCAGGCCTTCTGTGGTATGATAGGTATAGCTGACATTGGAAGGCATATCCCAAAACAAGGAATCCAACCGATTTCCCGTGACGTGGGAGCGTCGGACGATTAGATGAAATTTCAGTTTGTAATGCTCCTCAGGAATCTCCTTCGGAATCAGATTCTGAATCACCCACTGAATCATCGGCTTTCCTCCCACAGGAATAAACGGTTTGGGAATCGTATACCCTGCTTTCTGAAAGCGAGATCCCTCTCCTGCCATCGGAATCACAACGTGAAACGTGACAGGTTTCCCCTGAGGAAGTGTCCGAGGATACACAGGATGTCCCTTTTCTACCGCATACAATGTCTGACGAAGCAAACTTGGTGTCAAATCTTCCGCATCCTCCACTTCCAAGACATGCGCCCCCGACGCATACGCAGCCGTGCGTCCAATCCGACTGTCTTCCACAATCAGACATTCTTTCGGAGTCAAGAAAGCCTTCCGCATCGCAAGAGTATAGATCTCAGGAGACGGTTTCGGAGTTGTAACATCTTCATTGCTGTAGGTCGCTTCAAACAACGGAAGGATTCCTAACAGGGTGAGGGTCGTCTCCAGCGTTTTGCGAATCGAGTTTGAACAACAGAAAAGACGAAAGCCCTGGTTGTTTAACGTACTCAAGAGCATCCGAAGGCTTTCACGAGGCTGAATCGTCTGCGGCAGACGTTCCTGTGTAAACTGCTGCTTCAAGGTAAAGAGCGTATCTCCTTGATCCTCAGTGATCTGACCCGACTCTCTCAGTCGTTGAATCTTTGCTTTTGTAGACAAGCCGTCAAACTCAGTTTCGTGCTCCGCCCATGTCAACGTGCGGTTCGGAAGAACCTTCGTCAGCGCATCCCGAAAGGTCTCATAGTGAAGAATGCGGGTATTCACAAGGACCCCATCCAGATCAAACAAGATAGACTTGATGGGATGCATTCTAGAAAAGAAAAGAAGCTCTCTCTCTAGATGGACCGCAGCGCGAAGCTTTATGGAACTGCCGTAGTCCTTTTGGTTTTATTTGACCTGCCGTGGTTACTTCTCAACGGGGAAACGGCACAGCGGATTGTTCTTCAGATTCAGGGATCTGATCTGAAGCTCAAACTGGCCCCTGCGTTTGTTGTCTATCTCGCCCTTGCGTATTTGGTGACCAAAACCGAAAGTGTTCTGGAAGCCTTCAAGGTGGGAATGGCCGTCTATGCCGTCTATGACTTTACGAACCTTGCGATGTTTGCCAAGTATCCTCTTTCCTTCGCTCTCATGGATACGGTCTGGGGTGGCGTTCTCATGGCCCTTGTCAGAGCCGCCTTGGATCGCATTTTTTGAGTGCCTTGAGTAGAAGCCATGGCGAACACCAAGAAGACTCTCAAGCGGAACAACCGTGGATCTCGAAACCTCACCCGGAAAGCAAATCTCAGTGCCCAGAACTATGTCAGTGAGCGCCTCCAGCTCAATCTCACTGGAGCTCAGATCCGCAATCACACTCGGAATCTGAATAAGAATTTCCAGAATCGTGTGAACCGTTACTTAAACAGTATGGGGATGTAAGAGATATGTGGTATGAAGTCTATCTTGAAGTCACTCCTGTTCTATCTCCCTGGTTGATCTGTAAAACACCCAGCGAGACAGAGGCGTTGGACGTCCTCCAGCAGCCACGCGCATCCATTCAACGACTCTATCTCCGAGTTCTATCGGAGACAGGATCGGTTCTTTCGCTTGAATGCCAAGCCTATCCGTGGAAGATCAGACATACGGATTGTAAGCCCAATGAAGCAAGGCTTGTCTCTGCTTCGGGCGACACGTGACATCTCCAGGTGTACAG